TACGAGTCTTACCACATCCGTTTGATTGCGAAAATCGTAGGGTATGAATTTCCTAAAGGAGAAACTGCTCACCAACACCTTGCCAATCTTTATGGAACGGATTACGAAACGGCAAAGGCTCTAACCTTTAAGTATCTCTATGGGGGGTTGGATTCGTTCGCAAGGGAGATACCATTTTATCAAACCGTTGATAAATACATCAAAGAGGTTTACCAAAAGTTCGTAATCTCCGGAGTTCTGAAAACACCCCTATACGGAAGGGAAATTCATTTCACTAAAATAGAAGGAGGGACTGAACAAAAGGTATTTAATTATCTCCTACAAGCCCTCGAAACGGAAGTGAACTATAAAAAGATGAGTGATATCCTAAACCAAATGAGTGGGATGAAATCGAAATTGATTCTATACACTTATGATGCGTTTCTCATAGATACACATCCGATGGAGAGGGAAGGGATTTTAAAACTTTTACCGACCATTATGGAAAAGGGTGGGTTTCCCGTTCGAATTGATGAAGGAACCAGTTACAATAATTTGGTTCATTTAGGATAATTTATATATTTATAAGATATACAGAAACACAAATAAAATATGTATCCAGATTTTGAAGAAGCATTAGATGATTTATCAGTTAAGGTAGGAATTGTTGACTTAACAAAGGAATCTCATAAACAAATATTAGTAAAACTTTTAAGAGAAAGAAATATTGATTCTGCTCAACAACTCGTAGATAGAGCATCTGTTGTATTTAAGTATATAAAGGAATACACCTCAAAATCGAAACGAGTTATCAAAGAAGATGAAGTTGTAAAAGGTAAAGATTCCGGTAATGTTTACACCGTTAAAACATTTAATCCAGATAAACACGTTAAACCAACTCCTGCTGAAATAGAGAAAGCGAAAGCGAGTAATGGTGGTGAATTACCTACACAAGATACATCAACACCATCTCCAAAAGCAGATACACCACAAACTGCACCAAAAGCAGATATTGGTGTTAGTAGTGCTGAAAAGAACGCACAACAAAAATCAAAAAAACCAACTAAATCTTCGAAACCAAAATCTGAACCTGGAAAATTAACACCTCGTCAAGAAGAAATTACACAATCTTTAAACAAAGGAGATTTTTCAGAACTTGTTAAAGCATCAGATGAGGTAAATGCATTGAGAGATAAAGGTATTGCGGGAGCAGGTGGTTCGGTTGCATCATACGGTGAATCGGCATTGACACGTGCTGCAAATGATTTAAAAGGAGACGGGTATTCTAAATTTAAAGAAACTAATAAAGAAGCAATTGAAGTAGAAAAGAAAAATATTCTTGCAAACTCAAAAGCAAATGCTAGAAAAGTTAAAGCGATTTCAGAACAATTGGGAGTTTCAGCAGAAGAGGCAGTACAATATTTAGCAGAAAGAAAAGTATATGGTGATTTGGAGTTAGAAAGATTAAAAGCCAATCCTAACTCCCTTTGGTATAATAAAGGTACTAAAGGTTTTAATCAACCCGATGAAGCCAAAAAAGAAAAGGCGTTCAGAGACTGGGCTGATGCTGAATTTGATGGTGCACACGCTACTTTATACGAGATTGAAAATGGTAGTAATATTGATACATCACAACCGTATCATATAATTCAATCTAATCCAAAAGCTGGTGGAGCAGATGCATCAATTCGGACACACTTACAAGATAAATTGGAAGAAGCAAAAAAATCTGGAAATGCAGAAGATGTTGAACATTACGAAAGGGAAATCGTAGCATTTGATAAATTAGGATTCCATGATACTATGGCAATTGGTAAAGATAAAAATGGAAGAACTACTATCTTACACATTACAAATAAAAAACAAAATGATTTGAAAGATATGTGGGCAAATACAACTCCAGAATATATGTTAGCTAGTATCATAAAACAGTTTGGTCCAGAAGTATCCGAAGCAGTAGTAACTTTTGCAAAAGATGGCATTGATAAATGTGCAGATGGAAAACAGGCTACTAATAGAGCGTTTGCATCTATGAAAATTGATGAAAATTTTGTTAAAATTAGCGAAATCGAAGAAATGCAACCATATATGGATGCTTTAAAAGAACAACCAGAATTCAATAAATGGATGCAACAAAATAATGTAAAGCCTAAAAATAATATGGAATTATTACAAGCTGCTCAACAATATATGAAATCAGAGGAGGCAAGGGGTAAAAAAGTTTCTTATAAAAAATTTGGTAAAATTCTCACAAAAGTTGGTGAATTTGCACAAGAAACAAAAACGAAACAAAAATATCCTGATATAGATTTTAATTCAGAATCAATTGCGTTGGCAGTTAAAAATAAAAATGATGAAAAAGATTTAGTTGGAGCAGTGCATCGTGATATGGTAAATGAAATTTCTAAAGCTGATAGAGAAAAAGGATTTCCAGATAAGGATGGAAATAATGGTCCTCACACATCGGCATACATAGCAACTGCAATGCATTCAATGCACTTTGATTTAATGGTTGAAAACTTCGATAAAAATTTATCGGCAGTGACTGGTATCAGAGGAAGTAGACCTGAAGATTTTAGAGGATGTTTAGCGGAGTTAAGTGGATTTGAAGGAGATATTAACTCAAAAGAAGGAAGAGACCAATTGAATCAACATCTATTAAAGAAGTGTAAAATAAATGCAACTACTGGATATATTGAAATTACAAATCCAAATGGGAATGTTTCATTGGTAGAAGATAGCTGGAGAACTTCCGGTGAAAGTAAAAAAGTTGAGAAAAAATTAGGAGATGGATTGAGTCAATGTATTGCTTCTAAAGTGGATTCTAGGAAAAGTCGTAAATAAAATCACTTTTCGTTTGTAATTTTATATTTATCGGTAAAGTTAATAAAGCAAAGATAGATGAATACACAGTTATTATGTCTTTTTACCATAAAAGAAGAGTTAGATAAATCGTTAGAATTTGTTCTAAATCAGTATATACTTACAAACCCAAACGTATTTGTATTAGAAAATAAAATAAATGAGGGAGAACTATACATTACATTCAATGTTAAAAAAGGTTCTTCTGCAATACCATCCGATTGGAAAACAATTTTAGTTCATAGAAAAAAACAGTCAAATACAATATACACCATCAACGCACTCAATGAAGTAGTTAAATCAAAGACGGGTGGGATATTGGATAGTTCGTATATGATTGATTGGGATGAATTTAAAAATTGTATTATTACAACATCTTCAATTGGATATAAAAAAATTCCTACAAAAGTTTTTAAAAGTTTTAATACAGAGGAGTTGTAATTCTGATTTTTTTTTCATATATTAGTAGTATGAAAAGAAATAGATTCAAACCTATTCAAATTTACGTTCAAGACCCTGTAGATGTTTTCCAAACTTATAGAATGGAAATGTCTAAAGCAATTATTGATTCAATTTCATTTGGAATTCGAAACAATAAATCTCGCGTTGATTTTGCGCATGTAATAATCAAACATTCGATTGTTATTACACTTTCAATTGATAGTAAAGAATTCATAAATTTATTAGATGAAAACATCGAAACCCTCGTAGAATATGAGGAGTATGAAATGTGTGCTTTAGGAATCAAATTAAAAAATAAAATAAATAAAAAACTTTTAAAAAATAAGTTATGTTAGATACCAAAAAAGAACAATCCGCAGTCGAATATTGTGAAGAAACTTATCCAGAAATGACTTTTGAATTTAAAAATATTCTGGATGAAATGTATACTACTTTTTGTAAAAAACAAAGAAACTACGGACCGGGTAATATTTCAGTAGGTACATCACTTCAAACTAAAGAAGATGTTAAATTATCATTGAATGGCCTATGGTTCAGAAAGAACGATAAAATCAACAGATTAAAGCAATTGGTAGTATTAGGACATCCCGATGAAGTGTCTGAAACTATCGAAGATACCTACCAAGACCTAGCAGTTTACTCCGTAATTTCTCAATTAGTGAGTAGAGGAAAGTGGGCAAAATAAAACTTGGAAATGTAACAAATTTATTGTATATTTGTTACAAGAAAAGTAAAAAGGTTATATTTAGATATAAGGAAATCGCGATAAAACCTTCAAACTTAAAACAATTTATTAACACTTAAAACTTAAAAAGCAATGGACATTTCATTAGCACTCAAGAGATTTAGCTCTCTTCAAAACAACACAAAGAAGTCTGATTCCATTTGGAAGCCAGCAAACGGAAAATCTCAAATCCGTTTAGTACCTTACAAATTCAATAAGGATAATCCTTTCATTGAATTGTATTTTCACTACAATATTAACAACAAAACGTA